CGGATGGAGTATCGGACTCCACCAGTGTTTGCTGTCATTACAAAACACGACATAGCAATCAGAAGACATTGAACTTCACCTGTGCCTGTCTCACCTGCCGCTGTTGCGTATGGAGGTTAGTCAATGCCTGCCTGCCTTCACCTTCGCCCTGCAATGCGTACTCCAATGCCTCAACCGGGTGCGAGTATTCATTCTTATCAGGCTCATCCGTGTACTTCTCACCCGATACCTGTATCCGCCGGTAACAGAACCCGCCTTGTAAGCCCTTGCGGATCATCTTCGCTTTGGGGCTGATTAAGAATCGAGGCTTGCCATCCATGCACAGTTCTTTCATGGGTAGTTCCAGAGCCGCACGTCGCAATGCCGGGTCATTCGTTAGTGTGGGTGTGCAAGGTATGCCAGCCGCCCGCATGATCTTGAATGGTGTGTCGGCATTCGCTTGGTTCTTGTTGTCGCCTGAGGGATCGCCCCAGCCACGGAACCGCATCTTTGGATAGTTCGCCTCGATATACCGCTTGAGACTGGGAGCAAAGTCCACAGCCCCGCTATCAGTCATACAAAACTCATCAAAACAGATCCAGCGGCCAAGCCCGTCCCTTTGAAGAAACGCACAAGCTGGTGTCCGACCGAAATCAAAACCCAATACGATAGGCTGATCAGGACTAGGCACGTAAAGATCAGGGAGGCAATGGATAGAGTCAGTGTATAGCGGATGCACTGGCTTGCCGCTCGAAACAAATCCATACTCATTGCCCAGATTGACCTTGATCCAATCGTCTGACTTACCCTGCAAGCCACGTCGGTAATAGTCTTCAGGTAGGTTTGCGAGGTTCTCGGCCTTCTCATTGAGATACCAGCCATCTCCCTCTCGATATACACCGCCCGGTTGACGATGAAACTTCCAATCCTCCGGCCTTTCCTCTTCAGCCAGTCGGTAATACCAATGATCTTCATCCGGGGCATTCGAGTCACCTATCATTCCGTAATGGGTAGGGCGTACACCTTCTTTCATCGACGGGTATCGACCACAACGCAGGTCCAGCATGTCCACAACGCTCTTTGAATGCTCCTTGGCCTCGTTCAGCCACACCCATGTAGTCTGGATACCTCGCGCCTTCTTGACGTGATCAGGGCGATCAAAGGCGATAAAGATGACCTCACTGCGGACAGTCGTGCCATCCTCCAGCTTGAACTGAATCTTGTGCGTAGGCGGTTCCTTGTTGCCTTGCTTGAACTCACCCAGATCCCCATGTACCTCGATCCAATCTTTAATGGTCGTGGAGAATAGTTCGCTGTACGTGTTACGAGCGGCAATGATGCGTGATAGCCGCACACCATAGTTCGGATGAGTCTTGCGAGTGACTGGCGCCTGTTCGCACATCAACTCTAGGAACTTCAGGATTACTTGGACGGTCTTGCCAGAGCCTAGCGGACCCATGATGAAAGAGTTTCTAGCCCGACAGTCTGCGAACTCCTCTAACACTTTGCCTTGCGGCTTCATTACATATTCAATCGTCGCCATCGAAGCGCTTACGTTGAACAGCAATGACTAGATCGCCACCCTCTGGGCCGGTTAGCTCAGTGGACTTGAGGTCTGGAAGGAACTTTGAGGCAAGCTTTAGGTTAAGTTCTGCCGCTGTTCTCATGCGCTGGATGTCCAGTGCGTCATACTCAACATCTGGCTCCATCAATTTGTCAGAGATATCAATGACTTTCTCAATTAGCTTTTGCTTGGATAGGAAGTCTCTCAACCCCTCCTGTCGCATCTGTCTATTGAGTTGTGTCTTTGTCTTTGCCACCGAATATCCTATCCCAGTTGTCAGCGTATGCTTGTCTACTGCTCTTGGTTGATTTACGCGCTCTTGATCCTTTCCCGCCATTTAGCTCAGGGAAGTGTCTATCCCGCGTTTCCTTGTCTAGTTTACCACGATGATCCTTCATCAGAGATCCCACCTCACTATCTCAAGTATGGTGCCTTTTGCCTCATCTAATCTCACGATCTTTAGGTTAGATAGTATTGCTACGTCTGATCTCCACGCCCTAGACATAGAGTCTGCCGCCCGAACTGCAATGATGTACTCATCAACATCACTCACAGTCGATGCCTTTGAAATTGGGATGGCCGTTCTCGCCTTTGGAGGCTATCCAGATGTCTACGTTGCCGCAGTACCACTCCTGATTGCTGATCTCTTCTTCCATATCAGCGTTACCCAGTATGCCCATACCAATCACAAATAAGATAATGCCCGCGATTATGCGGCCCGGATACCTGCTGAATAATTCCTGTTCGTACATGTCCTTCTCCCTTTTTTGAGGGGCAAGAAGCCCCGTGACCTTTTCGGCCTGTTATGTCCCCATGCCTAGTGACTGGGGTAATGTTTCGCCATCTCTAACGCTCGTGCATTCTCTAGCTTGTTGATAGCACATAGATCGAGATACTCGGACTCAGTGAGTCCTTTCAAACGCCCGATAAGTTCACATACCGTATCGAGGTTCTCAATGTGCTTATAGCCGTTACGAGTGCAGAACATGGCTCGCTTCACTGTAGTACACATTCGATAAGTATAACACAATTTGTGTGTGTGCAACTATTTTTGTTAGTATTATCCAAAACAACTACCAAGGGAGACAAAATGAGACCTATCGACTACCCATACCACATGACCCATCAAGAGATTGCGGATCAGTTAGGTATTAGCCGGGTAAGGGTTCGCCAGTTAGAGGCCAGCGGTATTAAGAAGCTCCGCAAGCGTATGGCCTTACACCAATACTATCTGGACCACGTTAGTTCCAGCTCTGAATCTCGTAATCAGGATCACATTCCTTACGTCTGACCTCATCGCGGTAGTGATCGCCAATATCCTTTCTCAGTAGTTTATTGGTCTTGTAGATCTCGTTCCGATCCTGCCGCAATTTATCCATGTGCGCTTCGCCTAGCTCCTCGTTCAGCCAGTCGTGGAATGCTATGGGGTTGGACGTGAAGTAGCGATGACAGGCATGACACAGGGCAGTAGCGTTTGACATAGCCCAGCGGACTCGCTTGTTGGCTCTGCCATAGATATGGGCGCACTCTAGCCGATCAGTCTTGTGACAGTGTAGGCACTTCCCGTCGCGTAACCTTACCGCTTTACTAAACCAGATGTCACACGACTCGCGCTTGATTGTTGCCATCGTCTTCCCTCGTGTATTGACGCTCTCGTAGAATAGCTTTCTCGCTGTTGCCGCAATCGCACGACCAGCCTTCCAGCTTATGGGGATATTCTTTCTTGAACTGCGGCACCATAGTCTTGAAGCATTCAGTGCAATTCATCTGGGGTAAATACGATTTCAATGTCATTTGATCCCTCATCAAATAAAGCGGAGACCCACATCTCCGCGAAGTCATCCAAACTCAGATCGACTGTGATCCCATTCGCCGCCCAGCCTAGCACGTACACGTCACACTCTTTCGGGTTCTTGCCGGTTGTTGCGCCGCCAATATCCTGTGTCTTGATGAGTGCTTGACCGCCGCCCGGTAGCGGACAGCTGATAATTGGGATCATGCCTTTACCTCATCAATGCCGATCTTGAACCGGCTATGCTCGCCGTACTTCTTATCGAGTATAACGCAGGACATGGACCTCGCTGAACCGTAGCCCGAAGCAGAGTGGAAGCTGTCAGGTGGGCAGAGGACACCAAACGATTCCAGATGCAATCCGCCTAGCTCTGTTACTGTCCGATGGTGGATATGACCGTGATACAGATACCGATAGCGAGTGCGGCCCCATTCCTCCGCATAGTCTCGCGTAACAGCTTCGTAGAGCGCCTGAGTCTTCACCCGGTCCCCGTGATGTAGGACTACGAGAGTCTCGCCCCATTCGAAATGAATCCACTTGGAGAAGTTGTCAAAGACTTTCACCCGTGGCTCGTTTGCAAAGTACAGGCGCATCATCTCATTCAGCCAGAGACTGGCATCGGGATCGTGGTTACCTCGCACGTTGATCAGCCACACTTCTTTGTGCGTCTCCAGCATACGAATGATCAAGACTCTGAAGAGATTGCCGACAATGCGAATGACGCGGCCCAGCCTTCCGTCCACATCGACGGGCGTCCCTTTTCCCGTCTTATTTTCTGACGTATTTGCGTGCAAAAAATCTCCGAGATTGATTAGCGCACCGACTTCCGAATCACCTGCAACCGACACCAGCTTATCGACAGCTTTGATCAGCACGTCTTGAGCTATATTCGTATCCCAATCATCGCCGCCCGTCTCAGGAGACCAGCAGAGGGCGTTCAGATGATGATCTCCAATGAGGTAAGCCGATAGCCTATCCGCTTCCTTCGCCGCTTCTGGGGCTTGTACGGGCTTGTAAAGGCCATCTATCTCTT